TCTCTTCTGATGGATGTTAAGAGATTAGAAGAAGAAAATATAGAGACTACCAATACTCTATACGAAATTATGAATTCTGTTGAGGGACTTGATGCTCGTATAGATATTTTGACTTTAAATAATTGGATCGATAAAGATGTACGAGGATCTTGATTGCTTTGAAACAGCACTGAAACACTTTGGCACAAGAGTTGATGTTATCATTGCTATGGAAATGGCAGATAAGATTGACAGTGAAATTGCCTATCAAAAAATTAAAATGGAACTCAAAGAGTTGAAGAGAGTTCGTAAGACTTGGAAACAGAATAGAGAATGTGGTGATGAGTGTTAAAAAATAATGAATAAGTTTATATGGGAAAAACAGAATGCACTTGATAGTGAATTTTGTAGAAATACCATTTATAGATTTGAAAGAGATATTAGAAAGGCTAAAGGAAGAACTATCGGTGGACATGATGACAATGTAAAAAAGTCACATGATATTGCAATAAGTAGACTTCCTGGATGGGAAAAAGAAGATAGAGTTTTTTACGAATCTCTTAACAAGGGATTATCCGAATACAAACAATATCTGTTAGAAAATGTATATCTAGATATTGAATGGGACATGCATGATACCGGATATCAAATTCAAAGAACTATTGGTGGAGATGGATTCTATTCTTGGCATCATGACTATACAGAAGATGAAAATGGGAAAAGAAAAATAACTTTCATTTGGTATCTTAATACTGTAAACGGACCTGGAGGAGAAACTGAATTTATAGATGGAACTAAAATAAAACCAGAAGAAGGTAAACTAATATTTTTTCCTTCTACTTGGGACTTTATGCATCAAGGAATAATGCCTCCAAAAGGAGTAGTTAAATACCTCTGTACTGGTTGGTTGTATTCTGCATAAATAAAAAAAAGAATCTAAGTTATAATGGCGGTATTAACGGCTTCTGGTATTAATTTTAGTGATGGAACTTCTGCTTCTGGTAGAGTAAGTTTCAGTTTTCCATCAGGAACTGTTTCTGTTTTTTATAAATCTACAGCTCCAACTGGATGGACCGCAGTGTCGGGACAAAACAATAAAATGTTAAGGATTGTCAGTCAATCCAGTGGTTCTGGTGGTTCCGCAGGAGGCACTAATGCATTTACAACAGCACTTGCGAGTAGACCTGTAAGTGTTAATGTTCCTGTGAGTATTACTTGGTCTGTAGGTAATGTAACTCTTTCCACAAATACAATTCCTCCACATAGTCACCCTGGAAATAATGGAGGAAATAGTTCTGCTAGTCCTGGTAGTAACGTTCAGTGTGTCAATCCAGGCACTAATACAGGCAATTATGGAAATGGTGGTTCTCACAATCACCCAGTATCATATACTGCAAACGGTCCATTCAGTACTTCTCTTGACATGAGAGTTCAGTATTGTGATGTTATTTTATGTTCATTTAGTGGATAATAAATATAAACACGAGAGGATCTTAAGATGGCTATACTAACTAGTAGTGGTATTCAATTTAGTGCTGGAAATGTACTGAATAGTAAGTATGGTATCATACCACAATCCAATTCCCCTATGCTTTTCATTCAGTCAGCTGCTCCTAGTGGTTGGTCAAGAGTATCTCAAGACAACAAAGCTTTGAGAGTTGTCAATGCGAGTACAACTGGTGGTTCTGCAGGGGGAACTAATGCTTTTAGTAATACTTTTACTACAAGAACTTTTAGTGCTAACGTTCCCGTAAGTATTTCTCCCCTTTCTATGGGTGCAAATACCATTGATGTTAATACAATGCCTCCACACAGTCATTCATTAAATGCAGGCACTGCCTCTGACAGAAATGGTCCAAACCCTTGGCAAGGAACATCAAATGGTACTGGAAGAGGAAGCACTACTACTGGAAATGCTGGTAACGGAGGAAGTCACATCCATCCAGCAAGTTACAGTAGTGCAAATGGACCAGGATCAGTTCCAATAAACATGGCAATTCAATATGTAGATTGCAATATATGTTCCTTCGACTAAATATAGAAAAGTACTAAGACTATGGCTGCAGTATTAACTTCGACTGGTTTACAATTTAGTGACAGTACGACAATCAATTCTAAGTACGGAATTTTTCCTCAAAACAGTTCTGCTGTTTTTTATCAGGCTTCCGCTCCTACTGGGTGGACTACTGAACCAACAGTTCATAACAATAAAGCACTTAGAGTAGTTAGTGGAGCTGCTGCTAATTCTGGTGGTTCGAATAGTTTCACAGCATGTATGGCTTCGAGTAGACCATTCTCTGCTAACGTACCAGTTTCAGTTAGTGGAACTGGAGGAGGAAATACTACTCTAAGTATAAATCAGATTCCATCTCATAATCACCCAGCTTTTACTGGAGGAAATGTTTCTGCTGCTGGTGGTGGTCCTGCAAGAGTTCAAAATAGTGGTAACACTGGTGCTCAGGGAAATAATGGAGCTCATGCTCACCCTCTTGCTGTTAATGCTGCAAATGGTCCAATAAGTTCTAGTTTTGATTTTGCAGTTCAGTATATAAATGTTATCTATTGCAAATTTTCATAATTTGTGTTATTCTTTTAGTATCTATTTTTTGATTTATGGCTAAGATTAAACCAGGAAATTTTTGTCCTCTTATTAAGAAAGACTGTGTAGGACTGAAATGTGCTTGGTACATGCAAGTAAGAGGCATGAATCCAAACACAGGTGAAGATATAGATGAATGGGGTTGTGCTGTTACATGGATGCCCATTATGACAATTGAGAATTCTCAACAACAGAGACATACTAGTTCTGCTGTAGAATCTTTCAGGAATGAAGTTGTAAAAGCTAACGAGGAGAATAAAGACCTATATATTCAAGGACTTATGCAACAAGGTGTTTTGCCTGTCAACGTTACACCATTAACATCTCAAAATTCTTTACAGGGAGGAATAGAACCCGATGAGACTAACAATAATTAAAGACGATAATATGATTATCAAAGACGCTTTAGGTTACCATGCTGACCTTAGTGTTTTTGAAGATCTAAGTTGGGTCGAAGGTTATGATTTAAAAACCTGGGGAAGATTCCAAGCTTTCCAATGGTACGGAGATCCAGATGAAGATGGCGAATATGGTCCAGATGGAAGAGATGAACCATATGGTGAGATTGAATTTAAAAAACCAGTTCAGAATGTAATCGTAGATGAACTAGGTGTTTATGCTCAGGCAATTTCTCTCTGGGAAAATGCAAAAGTCGCTGAAGAAGAGAGAATTGCTGCAGAAGAAGCGGAACTCCTGAGATTGCAACAAGAAGAAGAGGCTAGAATTAGAGAAGCTTATGAAGCTCTAGAACGTGAAACTTCTGCTGCTCTTCAAGAAATCCAAGATCAAATGGAAGAGGTCGAGCAAAGTTATCAAAATGTCGAACACGAGATGGAACAAGCCATGTCGAATGAAGAGGAGGAAACATCCGCTATGCAACTAGAAGAAGAACTGGAAAGATTGCTTGCTGATCTTTGATTTGTAAATTATCGTATATTGTTTAATCATGATTGAAAAGTTAATTGAAAATAATTATTTGGTTATTCCTAATTTTATCTCTCAGGAACGAGCAAGACATCTTGCAAATGACTTCAGACAACATGCTGAAGAAAATAAATTTCCTGGGGATAACCAAGCTCCCAATTCACATGCAATCTATAATCACCTTTCTTTTCTAGAATTATTGTGTGAAAAAACTCCAGAAGTTTCTAAATTGATCGAGGAAACGGTTCTTCCAACATACTCTTATGCAAGAGTATATAAAGAAGGTTCTACACTGGAGAAACATATAGACAGGGCTGCATGTGAAATTTCTGTGACTCTTCATTTGGATGGGGATCACCCATGGCCAATTTGGATTGAGACTCCATATCATGAAAAGAAATTTGTGAGTCTAAATCCTGGTGATGCAATGTTGTATCTAGGTACTATTGCGCCTCATTGGAGAGATGAATATAAAGGTGAATACTACTCGCAAGTATTCTTACATTATGTAAGGAGTAGGGGAGATTGTGCATTTGCCTACTTCGATAATAGAGAAGAGACTAGTAAGATTGGAACTCCCGATAAAGAAGACAATCAAGTTGCAAAAGTCATTAAACAAGAAATTGTAGAATCAAAACCAATATTACAAGAAATTCCGAAAACAGACGGTTGCAAGTCTACAAGACAACTACAAGATTTCGTAAAGGTATATGATAATATTATCGATGTTGATCTTTGCAATAGAATTTTAGAGGAATATAAAAACTGTCACCATTGGAATCAGACTCTGGTTGGTGAGGGTATAGTTGATACTAACTCAAGAAACTGTAGTTCTGTTCTCCTTTCCAGTCCAGAAATTATTGATCAAAATTTTGAAATAAGAAAGTTCATTGACGTTGAGATACATCAACAGTTACTAGAAGTTGTTAAAAAATATTCCGAGGAGTTTCCAGAGTTTGCTCCATCTATTGACACTGGATATGATCTTCTTCGATATGAAACAGGTCAATACTATACTCAGCATACAGATTCATTCCTTCAACAACAAAGAAGTATTTCCTGTTCAGTTTGTGTGAATGATGATTATGAGGGTGGAGAATTTGCTTTCTTTGATAGAGAGATGGTTATTAAAGCTGGTGTAGGTTCTGTAATTGTGTTTCCATCTAATTTTATGTTCCCGCACGAAATAATGCCAGTTACAAAAGGTACTAGGTACTCTATAATTACTTGGTATGTATGATAAGTTAGGGGGGATTCCAAAAGTATACTATCGCAATCTTGATTCTAGACAAGACAGACGAGAGTATATGGAATCCCAATTAGATTATTGGGGGATAGAATACCAAAGAGTTTCCAGCTCAAAATATACTCCAAAAAATTATGATGAATGGAAAAATCTGGTAATTTTTAATTCGGACTGGAACTATCTAAGAGACTATTTTCCACATGACTTTGGTGAGATAAGATACCAAAGAGATCTTGTGGAAATATGTATAATGATGACGCAATTGGATAGTATAAAAACTTGGTTAGAAACTAGTGATGATGAAACTATGATCCTCATGGAGGATGATCATGATCTTAGCATGTTGGAGTATATGCATTTTGATTGGGAATACCTGATGAATAATATACCCTATGATTGGGATGTTATTCAATTCGAAGTTTCGAATGGAATAGGTATACCTTGTTTTCTACACCCAACTATTGATAGAAGTTGGACAGGACCAATGATGATCAATAGACAATATGCTAGTAAATTAATAAAACTACACTACATTGAGGGTAAATTTAATTTTAATCAGAAGTTGGGGTCTTATAAATGGACTAGGATGGCTGATAATCCGAGTTTAGTTCCAGATTATATTATTTCTAAGAATGGCAAAGGATATTCTATTCCTCTAATATATTTGAATCCAGATTTTAATTCTTTTGATATAGACATTGAACGAAAAGATTTACGGGAATTTTATCAACATATAAAAGAAATATATCACAATTGGTGGAAAAATCTCAGAGATAATTATACGCTTGAAGAATTTTTTACCTATGGAAAACCAAATGACCTGATATTAGAAGTAGATAAAAAGTTTCGTAAAGTTGTATAATGGATAAACTAAAAGGTATTCCAAAAATTTACTATTTTAATTTAGATGAGAGACCTGATAGAAAGGAATATACTGAAAATCAATATTCAAAGTATGGAATTACAAACTATGAAAGATATTCCATGTCGAAATATCAGTATCACAATTTTGATGAATGGAAAGACAAATTAATTTTAAATGATATATCCCTTTCCGATAGACCAAAATTACATATAATTGAATGTGCTATGACTCTTTCTTATCTAGAATTCTTTAAAAACTGGTTAGAAACTACAGATGAAGATCAAATTTTAGTAATGGAAGATGATTATGATCTGAGTTATATTGATTATTGGCACTTTGACTGGCAATATCTCATGAATCATATTCCCTTTGACTGGGATTGTGTGCAACTTTCATTTGAAAATAATGATAAGATTCCTTGTTTTTTACATCCCATTCTCCCGGGACATGCTATGGGATCAAGTATTCTCAATAGAAATTATGTAGAAAAAATAATAAGAGTTACTATGAATGATGGTAAATTTGATTTTACCAAGAGAGTTGGGAATTTTACCAAAACTCAAAAGGGAACTCATAGATTATTAAATAAAAACAAATGGAGACACCCCAATATATCAATTGACTATATTATGTCACATATTGGTAAAACATATTGTTTGCCATTGTTTACTCAAAGCACGACTATAGGAAGTTATTCACATGATGTTGTAAGAGTTGATGATTTTCCATCACTACACTTCACGGATATGGCAGTTAGACTTTGGTGGACAAAGTTGAGAGATAAATTTACTCTGGAAGATTTTTTCATGTATGGAAAACCAAATGATTTTATCTTAACTCCTAAAATTGTAGAATCTTTGGAAACTAAATTTGATAACATTGAATTCAGTAAAAATTCTATTGAGAAGAATAAAAAAATTTACAAACGACTTAGATACAATCCATAAATAATTTCAAGTAATAGGATGAATTCATGAGTGAATTGCATGAAAAATTAAAAGGATTTCCCCAAGTCAGGTATCTAAATTTAGATAACCGAACAGACAGAAGAGAATGGATGGAAAATCACTTTAAAAAATATGGTGTTACTGATTATGTCAGAATTTCTGCTGATAGATACGGACCACACAATTATGATGAGTGGAAAAGTAAACTAGCCGTTGCAGGTTCAAATTCTTACGTTAGGAAAGATAATATTTGTTATGTTTCAATCTTGGTTAATCAATTTCAAAGTATAATCGATTGGTATAACGATAATACATCTGAGACTTGTATCATCGCTGAAGATGATTTAAATATGGATATCTTAAGGTTGTGGCCATTTACTTGGGAATACTTTGTTGATAATCTGCCTTGTAATTGGGACTGTATTCAAATGCAGGTTATAGGTGGGCAATGGATGCCTATGGGTCTTACAAAAAGAAGTAGAAATAATCACGGTGCAACCGCATACTTAATTAATAGAAGATATGCTGAGAAAATGATTGATATGCATTATATTGATGGTAAGTTCACTTTTTATGATAACTATGGATATGGGGGAAAATGGCCAGAGTATCATTGTCAGTCTCCAGATTTTGTTCCATATGAAGTAGGGGTAACTTATACTTTTCCAATTTTCATAACAAATTCAAAATTTGGTAGTGATTGTTATGAAGGTAAGGTTAACATGATGGCTAGGAAGTCAGATTTTGCCGTTGTAAAGTGGTGGAAAGAAGAGTCTTCCAAATATGGGATCAAAGAGTTATTTACTCTCAATAATCAAAAGAGGGAGGCTTTAAATATTCCTCTACGATATACGGATTTTGATACAAGAAGTGTTTATGGACACTCTCACTCAGGCGAATAGTTTGAGATTCAAGTTTAAAAATATTCCTCAAATATTTTACTTGAATCTAGATAAAAGATTGGATAGGAAAAAATACACTGAAGATCAATTTAAATTGTTGGGAATAAACAATTTTACCAGGATTTCTGCGGAAAGATATTCACTTCACAATTTTTACAAGTGGAAATCTAAAGTTTCCCCAAAGATAATAAATGAATTGCCTAGGATCTGCACTCTTTTAAATCAACTTCAGGTTATTATTGACTGGTATGACTCAAATTCTTCAAAATATTGTATAATATCTGAGGATGATGTCAACTATCTAACTGCAAAATACTGGCCATTTACTTGGGACCAATTCTTTAAAAAATTACCTTGTAATTGGGATTGCGTGCAACTTCATGTTATCGGGGAGTATTTTGTACCAATGGGACTGACGGACAGGTTTAAAAATAATCACTCCGCTGCTTGTTATTTGATTAATAGAAACTTCGCACGTAAATTAAAACAAATTTATTATTCAAATGACAAGTTTGTGTTTCATGAGAATTATGGATATAATTTAGAAAGATATCACTACCAATCTGCAGATTTTGTTCCATATGAAGTAGGGGTAACTTATAGTTTTCCATTATTCATAACTAAGTCCAGTTTTTTGAGTGATAGTTATTTAAACTCTACAAATTTCATGGCAAGAGAGTCTGATTTAATCACTTTAAATTGGTGGAAAAATTTGCGAGAAAGTAAATTTTCTTTGGAAGATATTTTTACACGAGATTCTCCAAAAAGAAAAGAATTGAATTTAAAGGTAAGTTATTGTGACTTTAAATAAAAAACTTGAAGGATTACCTCATATATTCTATATTAACTTAGAAGATCGTAGGGATCGTAGAGATTTTATGGAATCTCAATTTAAAACTTGGGGAATAGAAAAGTTTACTCGTGTAAATGCTTCTGAGTTTTCTAAAAATGATCCTAATAGTTTTTTCAGATTGATTCATCATCCGAATGTTATTCCAGTTAATAGATGGAGATCTGTTTGTGTTTCACTTTCTCATATGGAGACTATAAGAAAGTGGTTGGAGGAAACAAAAGAGGAATATATGATTATCATGGAAGACGATACTGATATAAGTCTTGTGAAGTATTGGCATTTTGATTGGAAATACTTTATGGATAATCTTCCCTACGATTGGGATGCCGTCCAATTAATGTACAATTCTGACATTAGAATATATTGTTTTTTACATCCTAAGAAATTAATTACTTGGAATGGTCCGTTGTTAATTAGGAGGTCTTATGCTGAAAAATTACTATCCTTATATTATTTTAATGGCAAATATAACTTTGTCAAAAAGGTCAATAGAGTTGTTAAGTCTAATTGCATAGAAGTTGGTAGAGTGTATACTCCATCAACAAATAAATGGAACATAGATGGTTCTGGTAGTAGAGTTACTGTACTGGATGTTGATGAATTCTTAGGACATAATGGAAAAGTATATCAAATTCCAATTTTTACCCAAGATCCATCTTTAGAGAATCCGCCGAAACTTCATCATATGTTTTCTAATAAAATTCATTTATATTGGTGGACTGTTATGAAAGATAAGTTTTCATTGGAAGATTTTTTCACATATGGAAAACCTTATGATTCGAAAATGATCTTAGATTTGGACATGCCTTGGTATGGTAATGCCAATCAAAAGTTGGATGAAGAAGAAATCAATACAGTAATTAAGAGGATTTCAAAAGATGACAATGTTTGATAACATACCACACATATATTACATAAATTCTGATGAAAGATTGGATCTTAAGGAATATACTGAATCCAACTTATCAGATATTGGAATTTCTAATTTTACTAGAGTATCCGAAATTGCAAATTGTCGAGACTTATTGTATAATATAGATGAACTTACACCAGAATTAATAACGTCAGTATCTTATCTTGAAACCATAAAAAAATGGCTAACAGATACAAATGAAAAAACAATGATCATTATGTCTGATCATGTTGACTTTAGTTATGTAAAATACTTTTATGAAGATTGGACTTGGGATTACTTCATAAAAAATATTCCACACGATTGGGACTCCATATTAATGGGATTCGAGGATAAACTATCGGTTTTGCCCTGTTTCTTACATCCGATAAGGGATTCTCATGGAACTGGTATGTCTCTTTTGAATAGAAAGTACGCAAAAAAATTAATAAAATTTCATTTCACTGAAGGAAAATATAATTTGTTTCAAAAGATTTCCAATAAGTTTTGGAAAAATGATAATGGTTTAGTACCAATGCATTATTTTCTTAATCAATGTGGGAAAAGTTATGCAATACCAATGTTTCCAAGAAATCCAAAATTTACTAAAGACGAACACTTCTC